AAGTGTCTAGCAAAAGATACGCCAATTATTATGTATGACGGTAGCGTGAAGCTGTCACAAAATATTGCAGTAGGGGATATTCTGATGGGGGATGACAGCAAGCCCCGTCATGTCGATTCAATCTGTAGAGGAAGAGAAACTATGGTAAAGGTAATCCCGAACAAGGGAGAGCCGTTTACCTGCAATCGTAGTCACATTCTTTCGCTAGTTTATAATGGGAGAAGCTACCCGAAATCAGGATGGATTAACGGAAATATTTACGATTTTTCTATTGATCAGTATCTTTCTCTCCCGAAACATATTCAAATCTCGATGTTGCTCTATCGGGTTCCTGTAGAATTCGATAGCAAGCCTGTCACGATAGACCCCTACTTTCTTGGAATATGGCTAGGAGATGGCAATCACAGGAACACGGGGGTCTGCACGTCCAATCCTGTATTGATCGACTATATCAAGAAATACGCTGATCGTTTAGGGATGAAAGTCTATTCTGATGCAAGAAATGACAATCCGAATTCTCAGCTTCATAGGATCACAACAGGAGAGAAGGGGCCAGGAAAAAATTATTTGCTAAACATGATAAAAGACTTATCTCTCATCGAAAACAAGCATATCCCTCGAAACTATCTAATCAACTCAAGAGAAGTCAGGTTAGAACTTCTCGCTGGACTTCTTGACACGGACGGACACTGGCAGATAAATGGAGGCTACGAAATAGCGCAAAGAAGAAAAGAACTTGCGGATCAAATTGTTTTTCTCTCTCGCTCTTTAGGCTTTTTTGCAAGTGTAGGAACCAAAGAAGTAAAAGGAGAAACTTACTATCGTGTCAGAATTAGCGGCAACACAGAGACTATCCCGATCAAGACCGAATACAAGAAAACCCCGAAAGAATACATAGAAAAACAGAAATGCAATGTTTTAAGAACGAATTTCAAGCTAGAGTTTTTGAAGGAAGATGATTACTATGGGTTTACAATCGACGGAAATCGCCGTTTTTTACTAGGAGATTTTACCGTAACCCACAATACTGTCCTATTCTGTCAGATGATTTACGATGCAGCGATTAAAAAGCACCGCCGCACCCTGATCGTCGTGCCGTTTATATGCTTGATTGACCAGACTCTAGACGCTCTTGAAAAATTCGGATTAACCGCAGGAGTTATAGCGGGAAACTATAGAGAAGATCGTTTGCAAAAAGTACAAATTGCCACCACACAAACACTAGCAAGACGAGATATTTCTTGGTTTAATCCTGAAGTAATATTTCTTGATGAGTGCCATCTTTCCGCCTATTCACTTTGGTTTCGAGATAATTTTAATAATCTCAAAGACGGGAAACAAACAACCTCGATAGTAGATATTAGTTCCGAACTAGCTATTTTAGGCATCGCTATCGAGAGAGAAAGTCTAGAATTCGGGTATCGAGTCACTTTCGAGGAAGTAAAGCAAAAGTACAAATCTCTCACATTACTCCATCACCCCGATCACGGGGGAAGTAAAAAGAAGATGCAAGAATTGAATTCTGCATGGGAGATTTTAAGGAAACAAGAACATTTATTTTCTGGGAAAGAACTATCAATGGACAGCCAGATCGTCATCGGACTGACGGCGACCCCGTGGCGATTGTCAAAACGGGAGGAGTTAGGAGATATTTTCGAGACGCAAGTAACCGGCCCGACTCCGAAAGAGATGATCGAGCGGAAAGCTTTATTGGGATGCGTGTACTTTGCCACCAAAAACCAAATTGACACCAAAGGGGTTAAAACTACGGGTGGCGATTTTGATGCGGCGGAACTCGAAACTCGATGCTTAGAGGCGGTACAATCAATTGTTTCCGAGTACAAGCGACTCGGACAAAACCGTCAATTCGTGTGTTTTGCCGCAGGGAAAGTTCACGCGGACTCGCTGGCTAAAGAATTTACCGATCAAGGAATTCCCGTCGCCGTTATTACCGCAGAAACTCCACAGGAGGAACGAAAAGAGATTTTTAAAAATGTAGCGCAATTGAAAATGCGGGGGATTATCAATATCAATACTTGTGGAATCGGATTTAATCTGCCTGAAATTAGCTGTATTATCCATTCCCGTCCGACAAAATCTATGACTTTGTATATCCAGATGACGGGGCGAGGACAACGGCTCTGCCCTCAACTTAACAAAACCGATTGCCTTGTTTTAGATCAGGCAGGAAATACCAAGCGTCACAGGTTTATCGAAGACGTGACCTATCCCGATCTTCGGAAGGCATCAAACACAGAAAAAAGAGAAGCTCCCGTCAAGGAGTGCGAAAATTGCGGGTGCATGGTTCACGCCTCCGCTCGTGTTTGTCCAGAGTGCGGTTTCGAGTTTCCTTCCGCTCGAACAGAAAAACGGATTGCCAACGAAAAGCTTCAGTTAATGCTTCCAGACGAGGACAAAACCCTCTACTACGCTTATCGACAGGCAAGACGAGAAGCTTACGAGAAGGGCAAAAAACCAGAATGGGCGCGCTACGAAATTGTTAGAATTTATAAGCTATCGCAATGGTGGCCTAAAGCTTTCTGGAAACTTTACGCAGTTTTCGGGACAAACTATACTAAAGATGACGTAAAAAGCTATTGGGACTACTTGAATCGTTGTTGCGGTAATCCCGATTGGATAGAAAAATGTATGAAAGAGGAATTTGGAGATGACTACAGCGAGAATATTGGGAAATAACGGGCTTTTATTAAATTCTTCTCAGGAATATAAAGAGCAAGTCGCAAACGAGTTATTCCGGCTTGTCAGCGTTGGGCGCGCCCCGATTCTTTCCCGAACCTTAACAACGCCTCCGATAAGTGGACTAACCGCTGACTCTTTTTACATCGTTCCCGCTGGCGCGTCGGGAGCGTGGGCGGGAAAAACCAACCAGATCGCTTGCCCGTCCATCGGCGTGAACGGTCAACCAGTATCGGGAGCGTGGCTATTTTACGAGCCTTTTGCTGGATTAAAAGTGTCGCTTGTCTCTGGGAGCGATCTGTTTTACAACGGTAGCGCGTGGACTACCTTTAGCGCAGGTGACATGAATCGCTCGGTTTATGACACGGATGAAGATGGCATCGTAGATGAAGCGGAAAGTATTGCTGGCAATCCCAATGACAATACTTTTTATGGAAAAGAATCAGGCAACAAAGGATTTTTTGCTTTTTTTGACAAAGTTAGAGCAACTGTTCTAACAGGCTTGACTACAGGCACAAATACAGCGATTACTGCTACCGATAGTTTATTGACAGCTTTACAAAAACTACAGGCACAAATCAACTCAACTATTACAGATTTACAAAGTAATTACGCTAGGCTTGCGATTGTTAACAATTTCACTACTCAACAAAGATTTCCCCTCGCTACTCTAACCGACGGGGCAACTATCAACTGGAATTTAAACACTCAACAAGTAGCAACCGTAACGCTTGCAGGTAACAGAACATTAGCCGCTCCTACTAATATTCAGGCGGGCGGAACCTATATTTTAATTGTGAGACAAGATGGCACAGGAAATAGAACGCTTACTCTTAATTCTGCCTATAAATTTTCGCTAACTCCTGTATTATCAACAGCCGCTAACGCAATCGACATATTTAGTTTTGTTAGCGATGGAACAAACCTTTTTGGGTCAGTTTCTAAGGGGTACTTATAATGTTTAGCCACCTAGTTTTATGGGGAGATACAGGCATTCCTGCTGATGGGACTTTCGTTTATTGCCAACTTGCAAATTCTCAAATAGAAACATGGCGACCTCCTACGTCTCCCGCTGATGGGACTTTCGTTTATTGCCAACTTGCAAATTCTCAAATAGAAACATGGCGACCTCCTACGTCTCCCGCTGATGGGACTTTCATTTACTGCGCTCAAGACATTAACCAATTTGATAGGACACCATGAGTACACCAAATTTAATTAATTCTGATAACGTTGGAAACTTTTATTATGGTTGGAGGACAAACCTTTTTGTCGGCGCAACACAAACTTTATCTGCAAACAATATAACCCTACGAGACTTTATTAACAGTTCTTTTGGACAAATCTGTGCCGTAACTCAATTCGGTGATAGACTTGGCTTTACACTTCCCCACCCTAGTGAAACGATTAGTTTGCCAGCGCTAGGGAGCTCGGCAAACGAAAACCCTTCCCAAACTGGGAGCAGAATTAGGTTTGGACACTCTGAAATGTCATCTTCAAATTCAACTGCAAGCGCTGGCATTCCAGGAATACCGTATGTTGCCACTAACCCAGCAAATACGGAAGTATCAACAGGTGCATGGCAGTATTGGTGTCTAAATTCTTCATCCTTATCTTATTTTAGTATAGCGCAAAGTGGGAATGACTACAATAACACAAGCTACATATTTAAGCATTTTGGATGGGTTAAAAATCCGCTTTATAGCGGCTCAAACTATCCTCTTAACGCTTACTATTTTTTCTTAAGTAGTGCGACTATCGGAAGAGGGGGAGGTCGCCCAACTTTACCTAATAACAATACTAGAACGGCTCTAAGAGTACCCACTGGAACAAGTGCCGATGCTATCGCTAACTATTCAATTACTTGCCAAACTTCTACACCAGGAGCCAACACAACCGATTTAATTATAAGGGATGATGCTAGTCCTAATCGTGCGATTGGTGTAGCATCGAATCTTCTAAAAACATCCCTCGCTATTCCTGTTGGTCAAATTTATCCTAACGAAGTAGTCGATCCTGACGGCAGTAATAATCCCTTTTGGATGTGTGTAGGGGTTTATGGTAGTGAAAGAATTTTAATGCGAGTATGGACTCAAGGAATAACTTTCCCAACATAGCTAATGAAATTTCAAAACAAAGACATTATTAATGATCCCACAATCCACAAGTTTCTCAAGCTTATTGGATTAGTTAGGCGAATACCTGCTTCAAAATTGGACAAAGCGATAGAAACCTTAGAAGAAATAATTGAAGGCGAACAAACATGAAACTACTTTTCGGATTATTTTACGTTGGCTATCTATTAAGCATGGCCGTCGTAACCATTGTTAAATCTAACAACAATCCCGCCCTCACACCAGAAGAAATAGAACGGAAAAAACAAGAAAGACTAAAAATGATGCGTTGCTCTTACTGGTCAAGACATTACAGCCTTAAATGTGCTGTCAATCCTTCTACGCCCTGCTTAGAATGCCGTGAATAGAAATCAGACAAATTATTCCAGAATCTAAATATTACTTTAATGCTTTATTATCATCTATTCGGAACTTGTCGAGAAAAACCTTTAAACGGCTTAGGAGACAGCCCTGGCTTTTGGCGCACATCAATCCCTATTTCTTGGGATAAAAACCCAAAACTAGATATAGTAACTTTTGATGGGGGATTAGGAGCATTCGGGCAGTTGTGGAAAATTATCACCAAGTATGGACAAATACAAGGAATTGGCTATGTTTCTGAGGCTGACTATAATACTCGAAATACTGGGTTTGGCATTGTTGGTGGTGGCGGTGAAATTTATCGGACATCCGCTAATTATTTTTATCTAGGCTCGATTGCTGGGAGCAGTAGGCTCGGCTATAACGTTGAAATTACCCATATAGTTCGTGTCACCGATTCCGCCCATTTTCCTGTAAATCCCTATCCCGTAAATCTTCCCGAATTCCCGATTTTACCAGACAAGGATTTTAGCGTAGAAATCCAGTTTCAAAATTACGAGTACGACAACACTGGCGATGCCGAACAAAGAATTGTGGAATGGGTTGACCCGATCCGAATTTTTAATCTTTCTAGGTCTGCCCTGCGAACCGACGACCTTGACAGTCTTCTCGACTTTCACGAAGGAAGACAGGGAGCGAAAGGGGATTTTCTTTATCGGGATTTATCAGATGATCGGGCTACAAGGAACCAGATAGACCTCGGCAACGGAGCCACATCACAGGGCGCTCTTTATCCCAGTGCAGACGGAATCCTGACCGAGTTTGTTTTGACCAAAGCATACTCTTGCGGTGGAAACATTCACTACCGCCCGATCTTGTTCCCCGATACTGGACTAAAAATTTACCAAGGCGACAACGAACTGACGGGCTACGTTGTCGCTCCTGACCGAATCGTTTTCGACAACCCGCCCGCCGTAGGAATTTTGACATGGGAGGGGAGTTTTAAAGTTCCTTGCTCGTTTGAGAGCGATCGCCTTGACTATCGACCGCTGGTCAAAATTGTCGATGGAAACCCAGTCAAGGTAAAGGGCGTGTTCGAGATTCCCTCGCTCGTTCTGCGCGAGTCGAGGATTGAGCCGGCGATCGTTCCTACTGATGTATTTGAAGACGGCACAAATCACGAATTTAAGCTCAATCTCTACAAAGCTTCAACACTATCGCCCGAATTTCAAACCAATATTGCCGAACTCTCTAGCGGGGAAAGAAAGCGGTTTTCACGCCGGCGAAAAGCGGTTGATACCAATTCCCTGCAACAACGGAGAAACCTTCGTCAAAACGAGCTAGAGTATTTGATTTGCCTCTGGCTTTCCCACAAGGGAACCGGTGCAACCTTTCAATTCCCCGATCTCCTGAACGGGGGAAACGTAATCTCTCGATTTAACTCAAAATCCCTCAATTATTCCAATCAAACTAATCAGCGCGTCTATTCCCTAGGAGAGCTTCAAATCCGACGTTTTACGGACGGAATTCGAGGGGATGGGGGGACGGGGGGAGATTTATCCGATCCCGTCCTGACGATCTGTAGAGCTATCCTGATCGAGCTTGCGGACGGGGAAAGACTTGGATATACCAATCACTCGCGAGATATTAGGATCGATGGAGTGACCTATCGTTCTCGCCGCGCCCTTGACCCGACCGCGCTCGATCGCTCTATCGGATTGACTTCCGATAAAGAAGAATTCCGAGGGGCATTTATTGACGACCTAACCGAGCCGCTAATTCTTTCGCCCCGCTTTCAAGAAGCTAAGATTACCACGGCAATTATAGACTGGCGAAACCTCCCCGACTCGCTCCTAGATTTGCCCGACGAGCGGGTGCAAATTGGCTTTGTCGGGGAAATCAACTCGAAAAGTGGCGAAACCTACACCCTTGAAAATCTTACCGAGGCCAGTATCAAACTTCGGCAATCACGGGACGAGCGGGTAACGCCCCTGTGTGGATGGTTTTTTGGGCAGAACAACGGTGACGGGACTGGATGCCAAAAAACCGTCCCAACTTATACAACTTCTGTGCAAAGTATTGCAGATCGCCGTATTGTCGGGGTTTATGGAATTTTTAAGAACCTTGCGTGGGGAACCTTGACTTTTCTTGACGGCAAGAATAAAAACGCTACTTACGCGATTTACGCATCTCAATTTTTTCCATTTTTAGGAACTACATGGATCGAGTTATTTACCGGGGCGGCCGACTCGATCGCCGCTCACGATTCAGTACGGCTCACCGCAGGGTGCGATCGTACCTACAAGACGTGCAAAAATCTCTGGGAAAACACGGATAATTTTTTGGCTGTTCCTACGTTTGGGAATTTTATGCCAGGAAATGACTTCCTATTTTCGTCGCCACGGGCTTAATATAGTTTTAAAAAGCTCAAGCTAATTCCGTTGTAGTTGACTATTGTGAGTAAAATTACGGATAGAGTATTAAATATGAAAAATGCAAACTACCTCTATCCTTGTTTCGCCCACAACAGTTATCAATCGCCCGTCCGATTGGACACTGCAAGACTGGGGCGTTATATTTAGTGTTGTGCTGGCAACAAGCTCGATCATCATATCGTATTTGTTGATCAAATCTAAATCACAGGCAGAAGAATTGGATCGTATTAACCTTGAAAAGGCTACAGAGTTTAGCGATACCCAATCTAGTAGGCTTGAAAAAATGATGTCAAAACTCGATGAAAGTGTGGGGAATCTCGATAATTCGGTCAAAAACTTGAGCGAAAAAATCACGGGATTAACTGAACGAATGGCGGTTGTCGAAACGAAACAACAGGTAGCCGATCTGGTTTTGCCTAGTTATGAGCATCAGTTTAGCGAACTACGATCACGGCAAGAATCCCAAGATTGTCATTTAATGGAAATTCGACAACAGCAAACAAAACTATTTACCTGTTTTAAATCCTTAACAGAAACTATCGAAGCCTAAAATGAATAGCCTACTCGCCACTCAAAACACACTCCTTAAAACCCACCCGCTCGACTCCTCTAGCCCGAATCTACCCCCAGATTTTAAATCTGTTCCGATTGCCAAAGGACAAAAAGTAATTTATAAATGGCTAGAGCGGAAAGAAAATCACTACCTAATAGAAGTCCATCCCCCGATAGATGGACGCTATAACTGGTACGCGTTTCAAGGGCATTTTGATGGAACGGGAATAGAGTTTCCTGTCGTCAGAAAAGACCAGTGCGAAGCGATTTTTGAGAGAGCGATAACCGATCATCAATTCCAGTCCCTTGATCGCTGTCTCAAACGATTCGATATAACCACCATCCCCCGTGTTCGTCATTTTCTTGCTCAAATTGCCCACGAAAGCGGCGGTTTAAGATGGATGGTTGAACTGGCATCAGGAGCCGCTTACGAGGGGCGGCAGGATTTGGGGAATGTTTTTCCGGGCGATGGACCGCGGTTTAAAGGCGTGGACGCTTTGCAAATGACTGGACGTGCTAACTATCAAGCTTTTGCCAACTTTATCGGCGATCAAAGAGTTATGGAAGGCTGGCAATATGTCTCCAAAAATTATCTATTTTTACCTAGTGGATTTTGGTGGCACAACAACAATATGAATGCTTTAATTGATCGGGGCGCAACTGTTCGGCAAGTTACCCGACGAGTGAACGGGGGATACAACGGGCTTGCAGACAGAGAACGGTACTACCAGAGAGCTTTACGATTTATCTAAATTTATTCTCCCAATCTACTTGACAATTCCAGAAAGCTTGTGTATGATTTAATTAATCAAGTTTTTTGGAGTTGTTTCGTATGAACGAAAGAGAATTATTATCTGAACTCAATCAACTAATTAATCTCCTTCAGGAATTAGTTGCAGAACAAAAAGAAATGAACCGATATTTAAAGGAAATATCGGAATCCTTACACTTCTTTGCAGACTCAAAAAAGGAGTAGCTATTCACAAATCCACCGATAGCGAGTCTATTCAATTAACCAAACTATTACAATGTAAAGCCATGAACAAAGGATACAGACCATTAATCATCGAAGATATTGACGGCAACAAGGTTTTTGTAAATTGCTGTTCAATTGTTTCGATTACAAAAAATGCGTGTTTTGCTCAAAACGATCAATATGTCGTTGAAATTAGTGAGGCGTTGGCAAAACTACGAATCTCCCGTTCTGTAGCCGAAATTTTAATGGATCGGCTTGTCGATGAGCTATTTTTCACCGCCGAATCTATCGAGAGAGAAAAAGCAATTTTAAATCAACCAGAGGAGCAAGATGATGTTTAGTGTAGGAGAATTTGTCAAAATTAATTCAGATATTCTTAAAGAATATATTGATCGCGGAGCAGGTCGGATTGTGGAAATTATTCCTGATGGGCCATACTTATCAGTAGATTTTCAGTGTCCCGAACCAGAAAACCTTTGGTTACTCCCCTCGGAAATTGTTCCCGTCGAGATTGCTGTCAGAAACCGTCCCAGCTATTCTAGTAATATTGTAGAATGTTTTGGGAGACCATACGAAGTTCCTAGCAACGAAGGTGATCCCGACGAAATTCTCGACGATGACGATCCCGACGATAAGCCTAGTATTATCTGGCAAGAGTCCGGTGATCTGCCAGAGAGAGTGATAGAGTGGCAAGAATTTTAAAACTTTCCTTTCGTGATGTTTCAAGAAAGACGGCTAACAAAGTCGTCTTTTTCCTTTAGAATAGGGAAAGAATTGTAACTCCCGATGGCCAAAGGAAAGAAAAAAAAGGACAAAAAACAAGACGGATCGCTGAGAGGGTCACAGCGATCGCTTGCAACATCGGGAATTTTATCGATGACGCGGCGATACGACTTAGAAATCGAGGAAAATCCGATTCGAGACCCACGGATTTCCCGCGAGCTAATCGAGCTTAACCAATGGTGCTATGAAGTTTTTCATTCCCTCGAAATGGCCGCTGACGATACTTTCGCCAGCAACGACGGGGACGATCAGGGATGGTCAATTGCCGATACGCTCGATGACGAAGAAACGCCAGTAAACGCCGAAGTTTTCGCAATTGCCGAAGAATTACGTCAAAGGAAACAATCACTAGATTCCTATGTGATTGGCGGTGACACGCTTAAAAAAGCTCTGCGGTGGACATTAGGGAAAGGCGATTGCTTCATCGAGCTAGGTATCGAACGAGAGGGACTATCCCCAAACAAAAGCAAGGATTTTGGAGTAAGCAAAAGCTTATATCTGCCTACATTCGAGATGTTCCGAAAAGAGAGCGATCAAGGCGAACTGCTAGGATTCGAGCAGAGAAAATATTTATCGCACTCCGATCCCGATTATTTTTTTGAGCCAGAAAAACTGATTCATCTCCGGCATTCTCCCAATTATCTTTATGGCCGTTCCCTCTGGTGTACATCTCTTGATGCGTGGGCAGACGTAAAACGAGCAACCGACAACCTCCAAAAAAAAGCCGATGACATTGCAAGCGATCCAACCTTGTTTATTTTTCCTAGCATGAGCGAGGAAAACAAGCGAAAATTTGAACAAGAAATACAGCTACGGCGACAATCGGGGGCAATCACCGATTTTGTTTTAACTAGCAAAGAATACGACATTCGCAAAATGGCAAACCTTAATCCCGATCTTTCAGGATTAATTGACAATGTTTTACAGTGTCGGTACAAGCTAATTATTCCAGGCTTTCCTTCATATTTTTTCCCCGGACTCGAATCAAAGGGGGGAACCAAAGAGTTATCAAGATCGCCTGACCGCCGTTACTCCCGGATGCGCTACGGGTGGTGTCAGTTGCTGACAGGTGCGATTAAACAGGTGATCGACACGGAGCTAGTGCTAAGAAAAAGCTATGATTGGTATTTTGAAAACGCCCAAAACAAGTATCGTATTCTCTGGCCAAAATGGTCAGAATCGATTGATGGCATGACGGGCGACGAAACCGAAGACACCGCCGCAGAAGAAAGTACGCTAAAAAGTAATAACAAATCACAAGAGGAAAACAGTGAAAAGAAGCCTAGAAAAACTACTTGACGCATTATACGAGGGAGACGTTTGCCCGTATTATCAGGCAGTTGTTTAGGATTAGAATATTTTCAAGGCTATGCCTTCCATCGTCCCGTCCATCCTGAAGACTTTTGTATTGAGTGAATCATGCGAAGTAAATTTAATCCAAAAGAAAAAGCTCTCGATCCAGTAACACGCTTATTGTCAAAAGCAACCGTAAATTCTGAGGACATAAATCTAGCGATCTCGGACTGGAAAAAAAAGCCTCCCG